GACTTAGCCACAACTACATGTGACTTTGTTGGATGGCTAGGCGTACGCTTTGGTTTATTAAACCCTGATACTCCTGCTCGCTTTAGTCTTGGGTCTGATGCCATAATTACTTCTTCTTTGTAGCCTTCTTAGCAGCCTTCTTAACCATCTTCATTGGCTTACCAGTTGCCTTGGCTTCCTTCATGGCTGCCATCTTGCCTGCTTTGTCGTATGAGAATTTCTTTCCATTTACCATTGGCATTGTTTTCCCCTTATTAGTTGTTGGTTGTTAGTCGTCATCTTCATCATCTTCGTAGTCATTGCCTGATATTTTTTCTAACGGCTTAACTGGAAGAATCCAATCTGGGTAACTCTCTCTATCTGACATAAGCCAGAAGGCATGAGTTTCTGAGAATCCTGCTTTTCTTAACGACTTGTAATACTCATTGAGGGTAATCGCATAGGCATCAAGAGCAGAGTAAGTATCTAGGTCTATAACTTTTTTTTGTCTTACGACAGGTTTCTTCTTTGCTGCCATGGTTTCCTCCCTTAGTTTTTAAATGAGTTTGTATTTCCATCAAAGGCTTTGCCAACCTTATTGGAAATGTCTACTGCTGCCTGTATCTTTGCCATGGATGTACCAGTTGGCTGGATGCCTTGCTTTCTAGCATCTCTATACGCTTGTAACTCTGCTTCAAATTTTTTCTTAGGCATACTCGCTGCTGAGTTTGCATCACCTGTCCCGAACTCTAAGTTCGATGCTCGCAGACACTCGCCCCAATTAGCGTGGTCTTGCGTTGGACAGCCTGTTCTACATGCCATTAAATTGCCTCCAGGAACTCCCCGTAACCTGCTGAGGTTAAACGGACTGCGGCTTCATCATCTACTTCGTAGATATGCCCGCCTAAATAAACTTCTTCTGCTGCTAATACTTCCGTAAGCGATGGGTATCTGTAGGAGGAATACACGCCCTGCGTACGGAGAACTGAAATGCCTTGATGTAATGTCATACGAGAAAACAAAGGACCACCACCTGCTGGTGTTTCTTCAACTGTCGGTGTTGTAAATCTATACATGTTATGTCCTTAGTTAGAGGGGAGCAGAGCCGAAGCCCTGCCCCCCGTTGCAACTACAATGCTGCGATTGAAGAACCTGATTCAATTCGGTATAGAGATTCTTCGCGGTAGCGAGAGAATCCAAGTACGCCGTACCAACCGATTGGTCGGAAACGCATGAGTGAATCGGTGACTGGTCCGATAACAACATTTGGCTCAACTGCTACAGCCTCTGCAAGTGCCTGCTTACCGCACAAGATTGTGCTGTAAACGCGGGTTACTGGAGTTACTGTAACAACAGTTGTTGCTGTTACTGCAGCAGTGTGTGCTGTGGCAACAGTAAATGTTGTTGTAGAACCTGATGTTGTGATTGCAGAGATTCGAGCATCTGTTGCAATACCAGTTCCGTTAACCTTGTCGCCAACCTCAGCGCGAGTTGCGATAACTGCAGACGAAGCAACACCGAAGGTGAAGCCTGCTGAAGTACCTGCAACAGTTACTGCTGTTGTGGCAAGAGTGGACTGGTTTGCACCTGACTTAGCAGAGTACATGCGGTTAGTTTCAACAAAGAAAGCACCTTCGTATGTACCGATGGTTCCAGCCCAGAGGTTACCCTGACCTGAATCTGTAAGTGAGTGAACATCACGCCAACCCACATTGCCTGTCTCAGCACGAAGGTCGTGTGAAACTTCTGGGTGGATGCCTGTCCAGTAGAGGTTACCCTCGCGTGGTACAGCCTTGCGTGTACGCAACTTTGCGACAATCTTGCGGATGTCTGCAGAATCAATAGTTGATGCTGCTGTGACTGTTGCTGTTGATGTTGCTGTTGCTCCACCATACTGAACATAAGTTCCACCGTTAAGTGCGTTCATTGCAATCTGGTCAATCGAGTCTGCCATGTTGTAGGCAATGATGTCTGCAACTGCTGGGTCAACATCTGAAAGTGAGAACAACTGCAACTTGCGTGTAACAAGTGCGCCGTTACCCTTTTCTTCTAGTGTGACAGAAACGGTTGATACATCTGGTAGTGCCACTGCTGTGACATCTGTTGTTTCTCCGAGTGTTGAAGTAGCAGCCGCCAAGTCGTTGTAAAGTGAGAATACAACGGTTGAACCTGGCATGGCTTGCTGTGCTGGGCGCTTGTCTGCCACTGAACGAATCATTGGCTGGCTGCGCAGAGCGAACTCAACATAGCGGTCATACGCTGTCTTAATAAGACCAGCAACTGCTGTTGTGTCTGTATATGCCATTTAGTTCACCTCCTAAGGTGATTGGTAGTTTGTAAGTTATTTAATACCAAGGATGGCGTTCAAAGCAGCGGGACCATCTGCGGATAGAATCTTTGCTAATGCATCTTCATCAATCGTTGGCGCTGCTGCGCTGTTGATTGTGTTGGCGATTCTCTTTGCAGCAGATACATCTTCGCTGTCTTGTTTTGCTTCTTCTGGCGGGGTGACTCCAAAGACATCGCCGTATTCATTAAGCCATCCTGAGATTGCTTCTTCTCCCTCAATATCTTGTGGGATAAATGCTGCGATTTTTGGGTTGATACCCTTTGCTGTAAGTACATCCTTGACTGTACGCTGACGAGTCTGAATTTTCAGATTGTTAGCCTCTGCCTCAAGTTCCTTTAAACGCTTTTCGAGCGTACGGTTTACTTTCCGTAGTTGCTTAACGACATCTCCACCTTCTTCGGTGAAGTCATCTTCGTCATCGTATTCGTAATTGGTAGCCATCTACCTATCTCCCTTGTTAGTTGTATTCGCAATCCACAAACACGGTTCGGGGAAACCATGTCGGCTATTGCTACCAGACTATTACGCTGACGGGGCTGGTGGGTCCGTTCAGGATTCTATTTATTGGTTAGTGGTACTTCTTAGTGAAGTAGCACCTACGCCGCTTGTGCCACCGAAACGAAACTTCGTTTCTCTTTCGGCTCTGCGTTGTGAAGCAAGGATTGAAGCCTGCTCTTGAGCAATGGCTGCGTTGACTGCTTCTGTTTCGTTGTAAGCCTGGCTTTCAAGACCTGCAAGGCGTGACTGTGTACGAGCAAGAGTCTTAGCCTGCCCAAAGTCTTTCTTAAGCGCTGCCAAATCTGCAGTACCAGTGGCTCCGATGAGTGACTCGGCATAACCTGTACCCATTGCACCCTTACCACCGAGGTCAGAGAACCCAGCGAATGTAGCAGCAGCACCAATCTCAGCAGCACGAACCTGCTTCTTGATGATGTCCATACCCTTTGTAGGATTGAGCAAATATGAAACAACGGCTGAGTCGTCAATCTCTGGGTAGTAACCCTTAAGTTGCTTAACTACATCTGTGTTGTCTGCAACGCGAGTCTTAGCGATATTTACTCGCTCCTCAAATTCGCGTGGTGAAACCATGTTGGCAATGTACTTACCTAGTTCAGCGCGAGTACCAAATACTCCAGCATCTAAACCGAAGGCACCGAGAGTCTGGATATATCCGCGCTCCATTGAGATATATGTAGCCTCGTTAATAGCCTGACCCGCATCACGCAAAGCCTGCATACCAGGAAAGCGCAATCTATATGCTGGTTGCTTAGGTAGTTCAAGTTTAATTTGTGATGCAGTAAAGTCTTGGCGAATCATCTCGTCAACAGTATCTGCTAAATCACCAAGACCTAACTCTGTAAGTGCTGCTCTAAAGTCCTGTTGCGCAGTTCTCTTTGCCTGTGCCTCTATATCAGCCTTAGTCTTAGCAGCAAGCGCTGCTGCTGCAGTGGATGAATCAGATGACTTCTTTGTAGACCAAGTTGTAACAAATGCATTTAGTTCTGCTGCAGAGTTAAATGTTCTTATCTGCCCAGTATCTGGGTCGGTCCATGTAAAGGTTTGGTTACCGCTGCCAGTGTCTCCACCGCCGCCTCCTCCACCTCCGCCACCTCCGCCGCCTCTGCCGCGAGAACCAGAAACAAAATCAGGATTTTTTTCAACCGAACCAAGGTCAATCTTGGTTCCACCCTTACCATCGGCAACAATTTTACGCCTTAAGGTTCCTGTTGTCTGGGTATTGTTTTGATAATCCCAACCAACAAAAGTTCCTGCTGCTGGAAATGTTGTAGCCGTAGGCGTTGGAGTAGGTGTTGCTGAACCCGCTTGACCAAATGGCGTGCCAGTGGCAGCCCTATCTGCTTCTTCGGCTTTACGAAAAGATGCAACGCTTGATGGAGTAGGTGTTGGTGCAGGTGTTGGTGCGGCTACTGGACTCAAGCCAAGAACTTGGCGTTCTGCATTTGTAAGCGTTTGACCGCTTTGAAGTTTTCTTAATGCTTCTCTTGAATCCGCCATTATCCGCTGAACCCAAATGTTCGTGCAAGGTCAAGAGCCATATTGCTGTATGTTTCCTTTGC